CAAGAAATTGCCAAGTATGGTGCAGAACCTTCAGCTCGCGCTATTCAAACAGCACAGCAAATTGCCACTCTCAAGGCCAAGCAGGCCATGGCTGGCGCAGTGCAAGAAAGTTTCTACAAGAATGTCAAGTTACGAACCTTGCCAGCCTCTAAACTCATTGATCAAAAGCTGACCAAATTGAGTTGGGCATTGAATGAGAGTGTGGGTAAACCACAAGGCAGCAGTGTGCACTTGACCACTCGCGGCATTTACACAGTTTTTGAAAACATTCAAATTTTAGCCGAGCTAGATCTCAAAAATATGCTAGCCAAGCGTTCTACACAGGATTTGGAAAACTATCTAGTGGGACGGCCAGAATCTGATGTTACTAGACAAGTAAAAACCGAAATAGAAAGACGCAAAGCCAGTGGCGATGCTGGTCCTACAACTGCTCCTGCACCAATAATGGACCTGGCACCAATTGATGAGGTCCCACCAACCCCGTTTGGAACTACCCCAGCACCTGCTCCTACACCTAAGCCAACTCCTGCGCCAGCACCTACACCTGCACCAGCACCTACCACTCCAACAGGTGATGCAGCCGGGCCAGGTCGTGAAGCATTGCCAGACTTGCTTCGTCCCGACATGCCCGATGCTCCAACACAGCCAGCTGATCCTGCCAAAAAGAACTTTTTTGGCCGTGGCCTTGATGCCTTGGATCGCGGTACCAAGGCAGTAGGCGGTGCATTGAGCACTGTTGGACGTCAGCTTACTAGAAACGTGACCAAAGAGAAACTTGGAATGAACTGGAAAATAGCTGGCAAACCCACTGACAGTGATCAGTTGTCTGCTTGGATGATAAGTCAAGGCGTGCCCATTGGCGTTGTTAATTCTGTGTATTCTAAGATGGGGTTACCAGTTTCAGCTCAGCCGCAACAGTCAACTCAAGACACCACTGCTAGAAGCACAGCATCCACAGAGCCAACTACTCCGGCCACCACCACTGTATCAACTGCTCCAGCTACCACCAGCACTGGATCAACTACTCCAGCATCAGCACAAATTAATCCCAATACCAACAAGCCATACACTCGTCAAGAGCTGAGAGATCGATATGCTGCTGCTCAGGCTGCAAGAACTACCCCTGCGCCGACACTGGAACCCGTGGCAACTACTAATACTGCGGCTGGTGCTGCACCGGGCTTCAATGCTACCAATGTGATGAACTTGCCGGGCATGCAAGCCGCAAAGAAGTCAGCACCTGCCAAGACACCTAATTTTGCAGGGCCCAGCGGATACGGTAAAATCACCACCACAGCCAAACCCATGACTAATGTACCAGGCATGAAGACCGCAGCGCCAACAGCAACAGCAACAAATGAACCAATAAAAATTGGTGGACAAACATTAGATCCAAAAAATCCTGCTGACAAAAAAATTATTGACAAGGTGCAGGCTCAAGCCGAAAAAGTAGCAGAAGCTCTTGAAAAACCTGTGGCAGAAATGCTGAAACTTGTGACCTGCAAAGAGGATATTGCACGTATCAAACGTTTTGTTGACGACACATTTGTTAGACACAATGCCGTTGGCGCCAGTGCAATGGCCAGTCGCAATCAATTAATTGAACACATCTCATATCAAGGTGCTGTCAATCGTAGAAAGAATGCCCGTAACGAGGTCATCTAACACACCTTAGGACCGGTACTTGTTACCGTGGTGTAGGCGGCTGCTGCCTGGAGATCGAACGATTCGCTACCTAGTAAATTTCCAAAGTGAGCTCATATTTGTATAGCACCCTGGATCAATGTTCACATTGACACTCAGTTTGGTGAAACACCAGTTTGACTTGTTGCATTAAATTGTTATAATAGTTTCTTATCTTAGGAGACTCATATGTCAGCAAAAACATTCAATGGCGAGCAAAAGCTCAAACTTACCCAAATCATCAACGAAGGCATGGCTGTGATGCACGAGATTGATACCTTGCAAGGTGGACTCAATGACACCATCAAGGCCGTGGCCGAAGAACTGGAAGTCAAGCCTGCTATTTTGAAGAAAGCCATCAAACTGGCACACAAAGCAGAATTTGGCAAAGAAAAGCAAGATCACGAAACACTAGAAACTATCTTGGAAACAGTTGGTAAAACTCTGTAATGTATTCTGTATTTCAACACTGGGATCCGTTAAAGGTATGCGTGGTGGGACGAACCTATCCGCCGGAATTTTATAATTGGATCCAGGACCGTGACACACGCCAACGCTTTGAACAGTTGGCCGAAGAAACCGAACAAGATTATCAAGCTCTGGTTACTCTACTAGAAAGCAAGTTTGGTGTCCAGGTGTTGCGGCCTCAACTGCCTGTGGATCTCAGTGAGTTGAACATACAGGGTCGCTGGATGCAGCCACCAGTGGCACCCAGAGACTATTTTATCATGATTCAGGATCAACTGTGGGTTCCCACAGTACCCAATCGTGTGCACACCGATCGTGCGTTTTCTAGACAAAATTTGTTGCCCCAGCAAGAATTTTATTGCCTGGAACAGGCGCAGCTCAATGCCAAACTTGGTTGCTACACTGACATTTTTCATCATGTACACGAGCAAGGTAATCGCATACGGCCAACAGAGTTGGATTTTGCCAACGGGTGTTTTGTAAGTCGCATTGGTGAACACTTGTATTTTGCCACACAAGAATACACCGAAGATCAGCAAATGCTGTTGGCCACAGTTGACCAACATTTTCCAAACACACACAATCGTATTGTCAATGCTGGTGGACATGGCGACGCCACTTACTGTCCGGTAACACCGGGCTTGATAATTAGTTTGCGTGATGTTCCCAACTATGCTGACACGTTCCCGGATTGGGAAGTGGTATACCTGCCGCCCAGCGACTATGAACACATGCGTGAATTTCAAGCGTCCATGAGAATCAATCGAGGTCGCTGGCACATTCCAGGTTTTGACCAAGATCAAAATCTCATCAACACAGTTGAATACTATTTTGATTCCTGGGTTGGCAATGTCAGTGAAACAGTGTTTGATGTCAACATACTTGTGATTGATCACAACAACATTGTGGTATCAAGTCACAACGATCAAGTCGAACAGGCCTGTGCCAGATACGGCATTGAAGTGCATGTGAGCCCGTTTAGGCATCGTTACTTTTGGGATTCCGGCACACATTGCATCACCAATGACTTACATCGACAAGGAACATTAAAAAATTACTTCACCAACGACAAAAATAAGTAACACACAGAGTCGCTCACTTACGAGCATGAATCAAGGCTTACCGGCCAAAAACGGAGATAAAATTTGAGTTACGTAGACGCACTATTTGATCGTGAACACGATCGCATTCATGTTGTAGAACGCCGAGGCGGTGTTCGACGTTATCAAGAATACCCAGCCAATTACATTTTTTACTACGACGATCCTAGAGGCAAATTCAAAAGCATCTATGGCACGCCAGTATCACGTTTCAGCACACGCAACAACAAAGAGTTTCGCAAAGAAGTTCGCATGCATTCCAGCAAGCAGCTTTACGAAAGCGATATCAATCCTATCTTTAGATGTCTGGAAGAAAACTACAAAGACATTGATGCGCCCACGCTGCACACAGCATTTTTCGACATTGAGGTTGCATTTGACAAGGATCGCGGATTCTCGCCAGTGGAAGATCCATTCAACGCCATCACTGCTATTTCAGTTTACCTGGATTGGCTGGATCAACTTGTGACCTTGGCTGTGCCGCCCCGAGGCTTGAGCTGGGAAACTGCTCAGGATCTTGTGAAAGATTTTGACAATACGTTTTTGTTTGAAAAAGAAGAGGACATGATCAAAATGTTCTTGGACTTGATTGATGATGCCGATGTGCTCACTGGTTGGAACAGCGAGGGCTATGATATTCCTTATACTGTGAACCGTTGCACTCGTGTGCTGTCAAAAGACGACACACGCAAATTCTGCTTGTGGGGACAACTGCCCAAGAAACGCATGTTTGAACGATACGGTGCCGAACAAGAAACATATGACCTAGTGGGTCGTGTGCACATGGACTACATGCAACTGTATCGCAAATACACCTATGAAGAGCGACACAGTTACAGTCTTGACAGTATCCTTGAGTACGAAGGTCTCGAAGGCAAAACCAAATTTGAAGGTACTCTGGATCAGTTGTACAATCAAAACTTCAAGACGTTTATTGAATACAACCGACAGGACGTCAACGGTATTGCACAGTTGGATAAGAAATTAAGATTCTTGGATCTAGCCAACGAACTGGCACATGCCAACACAGTGTTGCTGATCACCACCATGGGTGCTGTGGCAGTGACTGAACAGGCCATTATCAATGAAGCACACGAACGTGGCATGGTAGTGCCCAATCGCAAACTACGTCTCACAGACGAAGACACGCAGGC